CGTAGCGCCGTTCTTCTTAATTACAACGCTAAGACCGGAAGGAGGATTCTCGGAGAACTGAACTTGAACGCTGTATAAGCCATCGGCGGCCACAGTATAGTTCAGCGTATCAAGACCACAGATTACGAAAGGTTGATTAATAAATAGTGTTTCAGCCATTAGATGTGCTCGCCTTCTTCATGGGGTTGACTGTCTAGCAATTCAAATGCTGCGCGTAATGCAGATGCAGCGGCCTTATAATCTTTAGCTTCAATAGCATTACAAAGATCTTCCGCCGCGCTCTCTAGCCCGTCGTACTCTTCCTCGCCTTCCATTGTGTTGACTTGTTTGGACTCGATTGGTCCAGATGCAGATGCTTCGTTCTTAAGCTTTAGATATGGCAACATATACCATTAGATAAATGCTGCTTTTTAGTAACTATTCCACTGATTATCGGGCATTTCTGGCCAGTTATTGTCCATTCCTGCTGATTTTTCGATAGCTTCTCGTTCTTTATCCCAATTGATGTCAGCTTGTTCCTGATACCACTGTTTAGAGCCCACAGCGTGCTTAGGAACAATAGGATCAGTGATAGCTGGACGAGACATAAGACCATATCTAATCATGTCGTAAGCATCGTCACCGCTCAATGGATCGCCTTCGGTAGCATCAACCTTAAGAACATCTTCTACTCTATCTGGGTCGTGGATCATCCTGCTAAGGCAATCAAAGCTTATGGGGCACGTGTTAAAGATGTATAAGCGTGGTTTCTTCTTCTCTCCACGCAGGGCTAAGTATGAACGAAGATGCGCCGCCCCCTGAATACGGTCAATAGTCGCTTTCTTAAGCTGAATTCCATGGGAATTGAATTCCTCTGCAACCGTAGGTGGCTGTGCATTATCCTTAAGAACTCCTTTAGTCGTCCAGCAGTCGTGTCCGGCGACGATTGGGTACAATAGAGATGTGTCTGTGTATTGATTGATACTCTTTGCAAATTGATCCACGCGTAATCCGGCTTGGACAAACTCGCGATACAGATAAGTGTTGCCGTCCTCATCGTTAGCAAACCAACCAAAGGCAGCAGGGTGATTGTAACCAAAGTCGTAAGCACCAAATCTATTCCAATGGCGAGGTATCTCAAAGGGCTTAATAAAATGTACATTGCGATCTATCTCCTGAAAGAACTGTCCTGCAAATATATCCCAATCTCCGAATCTATAGGCTTTTCGTAGGGCTTCGTTGGGTTCAGAATTAAGCCTGTGTACATATGACGGATCGTTCTCCATAAGCGCAGCATTATCGTCCACCAAAGCTTGGATAAAGGCATAATCCTCTGGCCGCTCTCTCTCGTTGAATCGTCTTTCAATAAATAAACGCTTAAGCCAACCGTGCCCGATGCCGCCAGGGTTGCCAGTGAGTATCGCTCTTGCCCGTATACTAGATTGCGATGATCTATTAGACCCAAGGAGCTTACGAAACATGCCTTCCGTCCATTGACCCGCCTCGTCAACTGCCAAGTCATGGAACTCGCGGCCTTGATAAAGATCCACATCATTCTCATTAGAGCAGTGACAGAATTGAAGCGTAGAGCCATTCGGGAGAGTAAGGAGTTTCTTTGATTCATGCCAATATTCCTTTAGTTCCGGGAATGCCGCAAAAAGCGGGCGTATGTGATTGCCCTCGAGTTCAGGATATGTTCGTCGGAAGATGGCTCCCGTGCTTCCAGGATACTCAAATCGTCGTAGCAGCATAATAAGCTGCAATCCCTTGCTCTTACCGCCGCCCTTAGCTCCTCCGTAAAACGTAATAGGAGTCTTTTCAATAGTTTCAAGGAACTTCTCCTGCTTTGGTTGAAGTGCGATTTCAAGCTTCACTTATTATTCCGCGTAGATTGTATCCTGGAGCGGTACAAATCACCGTATTCTTATATCTAATCCATGTATCTCGCTGAAGAAGGAATAAATCACTGGTCAGATCGTCACATGAATAGCATTCAACTCTGCCATAGCATGTGAAAATAATCTCATCTTTTGGCAGCAATAATGAGGGAAGATAGCATTCTATTGGATTGGCGCCCTCTCTGTTGGCATAAGCCATTGCATTTACCACCATCTCTTCGAGAGTAACATCTGGGATCTTGTAGAGAATTCCAGCGCATCGAACCGGGTCAATAGATCTATCCACGCAATAAAACTCGCCAAGCTCGTCGTGGCTTCTAGTCAGCCAATCATCTGGGCCAAGATTAGAATCAATGGGGACGGTGAAGCGTGGAACAATTGCAGCGGTATGATAATCCTGTACCGATGTAAATGAGCAACAACGTCCTTGTGGCGTTCCATATTGCAGATGGAAGACAATATTCTTTATCTCCTTATCGCATCCAGGCTCGCCCTCAAGCTTACTAATGGGCAATGAATCTATGAATCTTTTAGGCTTCACCGTACCTCTTAATGATTATCTCTATTTTGTTCTTGTCTGGGTCTAAAGCTATTTCAAGTTGTTTCTTCTTGGCTTCCAAGTATTGAGCAAGCTCTTTAGCGGATTGAAACCTTAAAACCTTATCTTCATCTTGGAGCATATCGACCATTACACGAAAGGGATCGACTCCAGCCTCTAGGCATAGATCCTCAATAGATCGTCGCTTGTTGGGCGTCCCAGGCTTTCTGCCTGCCTTCTCTGGTTTTGGTTGTCCTTTTATGAACGTCACAGTTATTTACCTGTTAGTTTAACACGACGCACTACAATATAGGCATCTGCTGCTTACCATTTCCTTGGTCCCTTAGATCCGTGCCCCGTGTTAACTTCCCCGCCCACTATTCTATTTGCTGCGGTCACCACTGGAGGTCCTACAATTGGGTTTGTTTCCTGTTGTTCCATAAGTCTTTGGGTGCTTGGAGCTTGCTGTATTCCAACTGGTCTAATTGGTCTTACTGTCGGTACTGGTGTGATGGACTTCTCTAATTCCCGAACGTATTTCCTACAAGCCTTCTGAGCGTCTGGCGGTAGTTCATAGTCTAGTATAAGGTCCAATATAAAGCTTATTGGTGTTTGCATGTTATTTCCACTTCGATTTAAAGTATGGGTGCTCAAATCCCACCCCGTCGTCGTGCTTCTTTGGTCCGAACAGTCTAGCCCAGAATCCTTGTGGCTTTGGTTCTACTGGGTCTAGTTTCTCTGATTCTATTGGAACTAATTTAGTCACTCGCTTCAATTCTTCTTTAGTCAATTCAGCGGGTTTCGAGTAAGTAAATGCTTCCACAGCACGTCTACGATTCTCCGGCGTCTGCATCGTTAAGTCTTCAGTACCCATTGAATTCTTTGGAGAATGTCTGTAATCAGTATACAAGATCATCTCTTCAATGCCAAGCTCTCTCTTACCCGTTAACTCATCATGATTCTTAGCATTTGGATTTGCCAAATAATCAGGATTAATGGGCCTAGACCAGTAGGCTTCATCTTCACTTGGATCTCTCAAAGACTGAGCTGCGAGAGCCATTGCCGTTGAGTGGGCTTGGGTCTTAGTGGGAACTACGGGAGGTGGGCGCGGGCCTTCCAGAGTGGCCTTAAGCATCCGCTCAAAATACTCCTTATGAGTCGGGTTCCTCTCCAATAATTCTACAATTCTAAACTTAGTCATTTGTCTTTCCTGCACCTAATCCACCATAAACGTGATCAGTTGGGCCAGATGCTTGAGCTTTTACTTTGCCTTTTGGAGCATTAGCAATAGCGATTGATGCGGGAGTGGGTTTCTCCTTCACACCAGAGAACATTGTTCCAAATAGCTCTTTAAGGCTTCCCTGGTGTGCGGGACATTTAATGGAAACATTGGCATATGGAATCTCTGCATATTCCTCGAAACCATTTGCATTCTTAAAGTACACATAAACGCTCTGAGTAGTTGGATCATCAACCAGCTTAAGGGTCGGTCTTTTTTCCGTATCCAAGTCCATTTGTAGATTTGTCTTACCAACGAATACAGTGCTATGTAGTTTAACGCTTTTTAGTATTTGCATATTATTCTCCTATGTTGAATGGGTCAAAAATCGCGTGTGGTGCTTTACTATGCCACAGGCTCATTCCTGCTTTTGTGAGATGTGTTATTTTATGTATCTTACCGGGCACCAATAATCTAGCTATTCCATTATTTCTATATTCATTTGTCACATGAACATAATGTAGGGATTCTTTTTCCATCAGACTCCAACCAAGAACGACATCACGGTCATCACTAAGAACAGCCAAACGAACCATAGAGTTAGTCCTATTAAGAAGTGTTTTAATATATTTTTCGTAAACTTCATAATAACACTTTGAATCTATTAGCTTAAAGTAATCATTGCCATATTTTAGTGATCTCATCCATTTGGAAAGAACCATATTTAGGTATTGTTCCGGAAGTTCTTTCCCCGGATAAACAATTACCGAGTAACTCGCCGTGAGACCATCTGGTATGGAAGCCATTTCCTTATTCCCCATTTGTTCTCGTACCGTCTTCGTATATAGGTGATGGTGTCCCTATTGTGCTTCTTTTGTTTCTTCTCTTTAAGTTCATCAGATATTTCTCTTTTGGATTTACCCTCTGCGGTTCTCTCCATTATCAATCTATCGGACTCATCTGCAAAATCAGTTTCTTTTATGAAGCACTGATAAAGGGCGGTGTAATATTCCTCACGCTCTTCTCTCCTGGCCAATCCCTTATTCTTCCAACATCCCTCGTCGCTTGAGAATGCTATTAGAACGGATTTACCAGACAGTTCCTTCTCAGCGTCTACGAATCCAGAATCTTTTAACTTTTGATCCCATTTCGCTTTCTCTTCAAGGAACTCTTTTGATTTCCAAAACTTTGCCATCGTCGCTCGCGGGTGGCGTAGCTACAGCCTGGTTTTGTTGTTGTTTAATTCTCTCGTCTCTGGCCGCGCGAATGTCCTGCATTACTTGCTCTGCCACTTGATTTGCTGCGGCTTTGCGAAGAATGTTAATAAAATAAGCATCTTCCTCGAATGCCTGAGAGGGCGGAAGGTTCTTAAAAGAAGCGGCTAGGGCGAATTTCTGACTGTCCATGAGGACTTGTTCCATTCCAGGAGCGGACTTAATGTGAACGCCGGAGATGATTCGTTCTGCCCACTCATGAAACTCAGTTATACCAGTGGGGAGCGGGCGCTTTAAGGTAAGCTCACTCTGGATTTCTTTCTTACTGAACAGCATTGGAAACCTCTTGAGTGGCGGAAGGAACCAAGGAAAGACTTGCTTCTTCGGCGGCTTTTTCTTTTTTAAGAATTTCTGCCAATTTATTTAAATCAACTATGGTGTTTTTAATCTTAATATGAAGCGTTTCAATCGCGCCCTTTTCTTCTTTTACTTGGGCTTCTTTGTCCTCAAGATTGTAATGCTTAACTCCGAGCTCAAACAAGTTATTGCTTTGCTCTACTTTAAGTGCGTCGAGTTTTTCTTGATTGGTTTTTGCTTTAGCTTGTTCTGTCATTTGTCCTCCTGATTTGTTTAATAGAAGTGTAGGCATATATTAAACTCTGTCAACACTAATCTGAATCATATTTAATGCGCGGTCTGTCGTCTTCTTGGAAGTTAGGCGGAAAGTATTTCTTATTTATACTTGGCACTTTTCTTGCTTCAATTAAATCCATGTCTATCAAATCCACGCAAGCGCATTTCCCTTTATGATAGAACCCGCCGCCGTATCCTTCATAGATGCACGCAATTCTACATTCTGAATTTGCTACTGCCATAATCGAAAACATTAAGCTAAGGAACGTATCCACTCCACCTTCCGTCTTTATCTAGAAGCATTGGCAATAAATGCGGTATTCCGTTCTCTATTCTCATGCTGCCCATTATTGGGCGCTCTATCTGCAATTTATTATATGCCAGTGCCATGCTTTTATCGTCAACCAAGCATCCGGTTTGCGCTGCAAAATAAACGTCATTAGCGTTTGACCAATATTGAATGGAAAATTTAGAATGCGAATGGCCTTGAACCAAATTCATTGCCCTCTTCTGAGATGCCAATAGAACATTTGAACTATAGCTATGATGGAATAAGCATTTTTTCCCATTGCTCATGGTTACTACTATTTCAGGGTGCCATGTCCATCCAGCCGGAGCCTCAATTATCTCTCGATACGATTTGAATACGCTTCTTGGTAGTCCATGATGCAATTGTTTTCTATAAACCATGCTTCCATGGTTGGACTCGCACACCATTACTTCCTTAAACTCGTCGTAAATCTCTTCTTTGGACTTTATTACTTCTCTTAGCTCATGTCCTGCGCTGAACAAGTCTGGATCATGATCGTGAAAGTTCATTCCGTGAAAATCTTCGCCATCTCCTATGTCTATAGTTAGATCGAACGGCTTTCCTATTGACGCATAATGCTTTTTAATTGCTATCCAGAATTTGTTCTTGTCTGGGTGTCCATACGGATCATGTCCGTCGCCCCAAATAAATATGTGATTGTATATTTTGGGCGGTATTACTATTTTCTTGTTTTCTTCTATCTCTTTCTTTAAGTGCTCAAAAGCTTTCTTCTTTAATTCTTGATTATCTGGTTTTTGTTTCTTTGGTGGATCGAATCCCGCAGCAGCGAGAGCCATTGAGTAATTGCCAAAGGTGTATTTTATAAAGCTTTCTGATCGTCCTGTTAAGGAGGAGAATTCTATTCTATTGGGGGTACGTCCTAGTTCGCGTGATACGCGGATAATTTCTTGAATGAGTAAGTGTCTATTTTCACTCGATCCCATCACACAAGCATGAATGAATAGTATTTAAATGCAAGCAATAATTATGCCCTTCGTTTTCGGATAATGCGTTTACGCTTACGGCGCCTCTTTACTTCTTTTGCACTAGCGCCACATAGCTCTTCGTTATCTCCACGCATAGGAGAATTATAGCATTTATTAAGCTTTACGGAGAGAGCTAAACTTACACGGTTTAATCAATGATGTTTTCTTTTCCGCGTTAAATAGGCGAACCTTACAATATTCCGTGTCTCTATTTACAGATAGTATAATTCCTGTGTGTTCGGTTGCGCGAGGTTTTTTCTCCGCATCTTTAGCTGAGTAACTGGAATGGTTTAGAATCACATGGATAACGGTATCGCCTACTTCAAATTTCATTTTTCTCCAAGAACGTCTGTTGACCTATCTTTTCCACATAATACTTGCGTCGCGCCGTCATGACGACGAATAGAGCATCCTTTAGATACCGCATCGGCATATAGCTTATTATCGGAGTCATTACATCCTTTAATAAAAATAGACGTTACGCAAATTGTAACACAAATACAAGACCATAGAATTGACCAAAATTTATCGTCGCTGTTCATATTTTATCCTTTATAGTAATTTTTTAACGCCATTTGCTTGAGCATTTTGACCATACCCAGTTGAATTGGTTTGATTGTGCGTTACGTTTGTAACAACGGTTCTTGCGCTATTTACTGGTGCTTGCCTTGGAGCAATCGGTGCGTCTGCAATCCTATCGCCTTCCTCAAGATCAGCAGCGAATGCAGTACCATATCCACAGTTAGCCAAAGCCCTTCCAATCGCTCCAGTCTCGGCCTTCTCGATGAAATCAGGGAAACCAGTTTTTGTCTCAGATTTGTGACCTTGAGAAATTACCCTTCCTGTTTCGTCTTTTACAGTAGCTTTAAATACGGCGCTAGTTGGTTCTAAAATTACCGTTTCTGTTTCGATTGTCCAGTTTGGTTTTTCTTCACGAAACCATACCAGTCTCCATTGTACTGCGAGATAGTTTTTACCTTTTAAGTCCAATAATGGAAGTTCCGTACCTGCTTTTGTTTTTACTGAGTTCATATGTGTCTCCATTTTATGTGTTTTAATAATCGCTTTAATTCCTTTTCTCTATCCATTTTATATTCCAAAGTAAACGGGGGCGGTAGTTCTTACCCTATCGTCGTATCCTGGCCATGTGTTTAAATCTTGACACATTTTAATAGTGGAAAGAGCTTGGTCTATCTGCGTATCGGCGTTTACTTTCTCTTCATTAGTCATTTCATAAACCGCCACGGCGTAAGGGTAAGCTTTCTCAACAACTATCCATTTAAAGTCATAATCAATTCCCGTACACGCTTTTAATCCACGCATGTAGAATTGCGCCTGAATATCATATTTCCACCTAAACTTAGAGGAAGTCCAACCATATTCGCTTGCGTCTTCTGTAGATTTTAAATCAACCATAAACATATCATTTAGATAATCTGGCCGACACTTACAAATCAAATCGGTTGCTTCATCCTTCCAGAAATAACTCTGTTCAGAATCTCCGCCGGATAAAAGAGGAGCAACAAGCGAGCTTCCATAGACGCTGGCGAACATTCCCCTTAAATCAGCGAACTGGTCGAAAGTGAGTATTTCTTTGGTCTGTGCGTCTCGCCAAGATTTTCCTTCTTTGGAAACGAAGCTCATTCCTTCTGGTCGTTCTACATAGTTTTCTTTAAATTTTTCTACTTCAAGTATCGCCGAATGAAAAGCCTGACCGAACTTCATGGCCTCAGTCTGTGGCTCTTTTCTATCCATCGAAGCTTTGTAATGAAGGGGACTTTTCTTTATAAGTTTAATTACGCTAGAAGATCCAATAGCTGGATTAGCATGATAGTCTTCATTCGTTAAATAAGGAACTTTACCTAATTGCTGTGTCATACAATGTCACCCTTGGATTGGTCCAAGTTGAACTTAATGTCTTGCAGATCAGGATCTTGATTTGCGATCACTACCGCATTAACAACTCTATTTATTAGAAATAGGGTTTCACCAATATCTGGTCTTCCATTCTTATCCATCAAGACAAGTGTTCCTTTGTCCATCTTTTCTTTAACCGAACGTAATGCCTTATACATTTGAATTTTATTATTCATATTGATCACCTCTTGCAACTGTTTATAGTGCCAGTGAAATATTAAGTCAACATGTATTTTGGAACATTATAAAATGATTTTAAGATGTGCTGTAGGACATTAAGGCCGGGGCTACCGGACTTGCACCAGTATCACTGGGGAGAGCCCCCAATATCTTACTAAATTAAACGAAGCCCCGATAAAATAAAAATGCCCGATAAGCATACAGAGGTGATCCGAGATGCGTTACCGGGCATAAGGTAGATAAACACACCGTGCGGAGTGGATGTCTAAGACAGTTGTAGAATGCCCCACAACATAAATCAATAAATAAATTGAAGTTGCGTTTTTTTTAATTCGGGTAAATACTGCCTTCAAGGTAGTCAGCCGTGCAACACGTAAAGGATGCTCTATGATATTGAAAATCAATAATTGGAATAAATTTAACCCGCGGGCAGACCGCTCAAACTATACGTGGTTCCGTTTCGAGAACAAATTCTTCTTGAATACTTTCTCTTGGGGGCCAAATAAGCAACGCATGTTTATATACATTTGCTGCTATGCTTCCCAAGAAAACAAAGAATCCATAGACCTTAATGTTGACCTTGCCGCATCACTATTGGTTTTGAAGAAATCTGAAATATTGGAATGCATAAATTTCCTTTTAAATGAAGGGGTTATATCTGATTTGGATAATAGCCGTCATTACGCCGTCATTACGCCGTCAAATGGTACTGCTACGAACGAACGTAACGAACGTAACGAACGAACGAACGATATTGCCGGAACTGAAGTTCCTGACAGAGTTAGTTGGGATCTAGAATCCCTTTATAGGAAATACCCTCGAAAGGAGGGAAAAGCGAAGGGCATGAAAATATGCCAAACGCAGATTAAAACCGCTAAAGACTTCCACGACCTCGCCAGCGCGATAGAAAAGTACTGTGGCCACGTAGCCCTGTCCGCGACGGAAAGTCGGTTCATAAAGCATTTTAGCACGTTTATGGCCTCTTGGAGAGATTGGCTAGACCCCGAAACTGGCACATCGTTGCAGTTAGAGGCCCCTAAAAGATCAATTCACGACATTTTGGAGGAAAAATGACTAAGGACGTTTTCGGAGAGCAGCTTAATCGTTTAAAAAACACTTACGGGGAGAAGATTTTTCCCGACGAGCGCGTTAAAATGATGTGGAAAAAATATGAGAATAAATTCGATTATGAATTTTCTCTTGCGGTCGACATGGTTGTTTTGCGGATGCCAGGCCCGACGCAGTTGATTGATTTCCTCGACGAGCAGATGAGGAATAATTCTTTCTCGGGGCGCGGAGACGGTAAAAAATTAGGGGAGGAATACCCGATAAATCCCAAGGCCAAGGAACTTGCGGATTATTATATTCCGCTCATTAAGGCAGATATTCGGAAATTTATGAATAAAATATTGCCCTATGATACGAATGAAAGAATAGAATCGGAAGAAATACCATTTTAGGGATACTGGAAACGATTAGGAATACTAAACCAAAGAGCGGGAGTTATTGAGTGGCCAAGAGAATTAGCTTTCCAACTAAATGCTTTTATTGTGGAGATCTTAAACAATCAGGTCAAGGCTGGTTGCAAAGAGTAAAAGGCAAGTGGTACTGCCAGTGCGATAATTGCTTTGAACAAAGAAAGAAGAATGAAGAAATCAATCGTAAGAACCTAAAAGAATCATTCGACGCACAAATGAAATACGCATATCCAATTAAAATGGTGATAGAATAATGTGGAATAGAAAAGGGAGTTATTGAGTGAAGCATAAGATCATAAGCATTTACAAAACTGGCGCTAACAATTCTCGATGTTTCCCTACTACCGCCAAAGAGCTGGAATGGGAACAAAAGCCAGAGCTGATTCATATTGATATTGGCGATCAAACGATTGAAGAGATCATGAAGCTATATCCAGAATACCATGTTTCCTACGAGGGTAAGTATGTGGAATAGAAAAAACAAATACAACGCCAGTAAATCAACCGGGGGCGCCTCCAAGCTGGAGAACGTGATCGAGGACATGATCAAGCTTCGGGAGAAGGCCGGGGAGTTTAAGCTTATTGCCAAGCAGCAGCATATTCACTGGTACCTTAACGGGGTTTGCAAGCTCGGGGAATACTGGCCAGACTTCACCGTCCAGGATTCGATTACGGGCACGATCTTCTGGATTGAGGCCAAGGGCATGGAAACGGACCTATTTCGCCGTAATAAGCGTTTGTGGCAGGCTGGGGGGCCCGGTAAACTAGAGATCTGGAAGGGAAGCTACAAGAATCCCAAATTAACCGATGTTTTGCGTCCTCATTTCGAAAACGCCTTGATTATCGAATCCCAGGTATTTGGAAAATTTAATTCCTAGCCCTATTGACTTCCAATAAACACTTCGACTATAAACAATTCCCAAGAGGTGATCAATGGAAAACGTAACTTACTGGTACGCACTAGAAGAACAATACATAAGCACTTATCAAGACCAGGTTAAATGGCGCGTTGTTGGGGACAGAGAACAATGCAGAGACGAAGAACACGGAATTAAATTAGCGCAGGAAATAGAAACCAAATCCCTTCCATTGGGAAATTACTCTTTAGCGGTGTACGAAGTTTATCGTGACCATGTGGGAGAATATCAACGCGATACAATTTGGTTTAAGAAGTTTAATAGAGAGGTAAAGACGGTATGGGAATGAATAAATTTAAAATCGGCGATAGAGCAGTTTGTTACGACAATTACAAAAAATACATATTCGACATTACTGGCATTGACGGATATATGCTTATTGGAAAAATAGCGGACGGAAAAAGATTTCAGGCACATTACAAACAATGCCGACGCCTAGTAAAAAAGAAGCGCAGGGAACTTTGGGTTAATTTTCATAAAACATATGAAAGCGATCCATCTATATACAATGCTTACGCCTATCTAAGCAAAGAGAGTGCCGATAAGGCATCTGACAAAAATTGGAGAAAAGGCGAAGCGGTTAAATTCATAGAGGCAAAGAAATGAAAGACGAAATGATCTACCTATTAGTTATCATCGCAATTGTCTGGGCGTGTGCTTTGGCGGTTATTTAATGTTTTCGATTTACCAAGCTGAGGTAATTAAATGAGTGAGATGTGTACGGCATCTGCAGAGCTGGATAGAGGCGCTCAGTCGGATTTTATTGGAAAGAGAAAGAGGGCAATGTGGCGTGCGGATAAAAGAATCCCATTTGACCACAGGGTAATGTCGTGGCGCATGGACAGACAAAAAATGGAGCTGATGAACAATCTGTGCATGGACCTATATGCTGATCGCCAAAAATCACAAGAATCGTGGAAAAAAGTTTACCTTGGGATCTGGGACATAACAGAGTGAAAAACCACACTTTCTACGATCAAATGAAAGCGGCGGGACTTGCAGACATGAGCTCTGTTCCGTTAAATGAAATGGTAGATTGCGCAAATAGGGATAGAATTGTGAGCTTTTGTAATTCAGATAAATGCACTAGAGGGATGGCACCAAGTCCGAGGGGACGTGCAATCGGGATAGGTTATGTTAAAAAGTGTCCTCACTGTGGGTTCAAGGTGCAGTTCGCTTGCAGCTGCACGCCCGCAGAAATAATTAGATACAAGAAACGGTTCGTAGATTTTAAGGATGGTGTGAAATGACAGATTATGTTTTTGGATACATTTTTGGAGCACTCGGAGTATCACTTGTGTGGTATTTTTCTCCCGTACACACACCAAAACACAATCCAATTTCCTGCCATCAGGAATTAAGAAAAGACGGAGAATACAAAATCTGTGTAGAGAAATTGGAGTATTGATATGGAAAAGATAAATGAAAAGTTAAATAGAATGTTGAGAGACTTAGACAAGTCCGGCCTTAAAACATTCAATCAAGACGGTCTTTTTAAATTAATCGAATGCCTAAAGATTGCGGTTGATGCGCTTAATTCTTATTCTAGACAAGAAGTTTTAATGAAACCAGATAGCTGGAATTGGTTTAAGCATGGCGGCGGACCTGAAATAGAAAACTATTCAGAAGTTTCTCATTTTGCAGATAATGCCTTAGAACAAATCGCTGAGAAACTAGGTATAAAATGACAGACCAAAAATTCAAAGTAAATGATATAGTAGAAGCGTTTGGCGTGCGGGGAGTGGTTATTGAAATTCGCGGTGATTTAGTCGGTGTTGCTCTTGCAAACAGGTATTACGTAGATTTTCATGGAGACGGTAGACAAAAAGACTGGCACCTCGAACCCTCCCTAAAACTAATCGAGAGACCAAAGAAGAAAGTCACGAAGACCGTGGAAGCTTGGGCGAATGTTTATCCTAATGGAGATCACGGACTTTCGCTATCGAAAGAAAGCGCAGATGCAAGAGCAGGCTGTGAGCGCATCGCCTTAGTGAAACTTAGCGGTAGTTATGAATGTGAGGAGTGATATGGAGCAAGAATATGTTCGACAACATTGGTATCTTGAAGACAGCGGATATGCTCACCCATTAAAATTCTGGTCTCTTTGCGGAAGAGGCATTCGCTTTAAAAATTTAGCCGCATCGAGAAACAAAGTTACATGTAAAATATGTAAGAAAAAATTGGAGGCATTGTGACCGAACCGAAAGACAAGCTGCCTCCACGGCTATCAATAAGAAGCCGCATAAAAAATGAAGGCGATCAATTCGAGATAAATGAATATCTCTCAACCATAGAGTTAGAACAAATCCTCCGAGAGCGCGACGAAATCTTGATGCGTATTCGTTCACATGTAGGGGACATGCACGATTTAAGACCTTATCAAGAAGAAAGACAAAAGGATGCCTTAAAGCTCCTCGACGAGCTGCTTAAGCACAAGACGGTTGGCGAGTGGGGAGGGGATAATGGATAAGAAATATTTATTATTAGGCGACTATGTAATTTCAAAGAACGATGCCAATAAGCATTTTATTTCTGCCGAAAATCTTTGTCGATTTTACCAATTAAATCCAGATGAATGCATTTTCTCGATTGCCGGAAATGAAGGTAAAAATTCACGAAGAGGAATACCAGAAGACCTTATGATTTTAAGACCCAGGCTTGATGGCGATTATTTAGAGCACATTAAATCCAGGACCCACCAAAGTAAAGTTACACAACTACAAAACGAACGGAGGAAGTGATGGAAAGACTTATGTCGTTGAGCCAACTTAAAGTAGGAACAAGGCTAAAAATCGTTGGACATAGCGAAAGCGATAACTATGGATCAGTAAGCGTAAAGAAGATTATCGACTGCAATAGCTGGCATGAAATATTAATTAACAGACGAAAAAACTATTACTTTCACTTTGAAAATTATCTAGAGGGAAAATCTAACTGGGCTAAAGAAGTTTATGTTCTTCCTGGAATTGATGGGAGACTGAAATGAACACCACAATCCCAAACCCCGATGATTTGGCCTGGGAAGAATATTGGCACGACTTTCTTAAATGCCATGATGCCTTAATGACTGCTCCAAGTAAAACACACTTTTATGCTGCATTCAGATTTGGAGTAACCTCCGAACGCCAACGCGGCCAGAAAGCACTCGAAGAGGAGCGGGCTAGGAGCGGACGTTTGCTTGAGGCTTTAGAATGTATTTCTATGGCAATTGATTGTTATGGAGACGGATTACACGAAAAGCTTCCTTGCGTGGATATGGTGCGCCAAGCGATAAAAGATTTCGAGGAGAGAAAATGAAAGAAAATTGGTATCATGCAATAAACGGTAAATCCAAGGCCAAGCATTACTTCAGAGATCAGAAAAGCCTATGCGGCGGTTATCATGGTCTCATGCCAAGCCCAGGTTATCACGAAAGAGACGACAGGCGTTGCAGGGTTTGTGAGTCGAGACTAATGAAGACTATTGAAAAGGTTAAGAACGTGGACAATTTAGATCGAAGAAGTTTATTTAAACAACAGGGGATTTTATGAAATATATACTATTATGCATAATGTTAATCGGATGCGGTAAAGAAGAGAAAAAGGTCTGCGTAAGATACGTCAATTCTACTTACGTGGTTAAAGAAGTAGTTGGGCACGACTACCTAGGACATGAGTTGTACGAAGACGTATCCCATATCAAGACAGAATGTGCCCAATTCGCAACTCTTGATAATTGATTATTTCAAGATCGTAGCAGCATGACGAACGACGGTAATGTTTCCCGAAGAGTCAATGGTTTGATCTCCAAGATCCAACTCAGCCGTACCAAGTAATTCAAAGGCATTAGAACCGTCACCGGCTTGTGCCTTCATGTAATTACCGTCGTCCGCTACCGGAAGTGCTGCGATGAATGCTTTATAGTCTGATTGTAGTACTGGCATATTTTCTCCTTAGTTATTGGTTTTTCTGACAATCGCTTAATTCTTGTTGTACGTTAAGATAATCTTGCTTCAAGGCATAGAACTCAGAAGAGAACATAACTATGCACTTTCCCTTAATTTGAGCATCTGGGGCGCATTCTGATAGGTCTTTATCGTTCTTTGGATCTACTGCTAATAGTTTACCGTCATAGGACGCTGCGGATAGTCCGTAATAATTGTATACAAACGCCATTCCGGCGCATCCCATAAGTAAAAATCCGGTGATTATACCTAAGAAATACACCTTCACGATGGACGACCAGTTTCTTGAAAACTCTTCGCCTGATCCGCAATCTGCACCATTAATGCATCGTGCTTTTCTTGTGGAGTGGATTGAAGTAGTTTAATGAAGGCGCTCATCTCCGTTGGGAATTTAAGCGCCGCCAATATAATTGCTAGGAATTGCATTACTTAGCTGCTAGGCCAGAAAGCAAATCTTTAATCTTCAATAGAATACCGCTTGCGGGGAACAATGGAAGCAAAGCCGCGTCTACTGCCAATACTGCAACCACTACGTCTTTCCAATGAGCTAAAATCTGTTGTAATAAATGCTGCATTTTCATATCTCCTTTATGAGGTTAAATAATTCCATCTTTTCCTATGTTTAATTCCGTATATAGCGCTTGTACAGACATTAAACTTCTTAGCTAAAGAGTATCCACTACATATATCATTGTCTAGGCAATTTAATATGTATATTACCTCTTTCTCGGTAAGCTTATTGGCCCCCCTTTCGCCCTTTCTTGAAGGATTTCTTTTTTTATTAAACATATCGGCTATGTTTTCTTTTTGTGTGCCCAAAAAAAGATGCGATGGATTTACGCATCCAGGATTGTCGCATTTATGTAGCACATGCAGGCCATTGGTTATTTTACCATTATAAAATTCATATGAATATCTATGAGCATAAACAACTGAACCATTATTTCCGAATCGCCCGTATCCTTTAAGCTTATAGGCGAGCCATTCCCAGCATTCATTGAATGGAGAAATTAGTACTTTTCTAAAAAATCTTTCTTCTGACGATATTTTCATTTTATTTATTAAAGCCAAGCCAGGAAAGAATAGCCAACACCATTAGCCACATTCCCTTCCCAATATTTATATCTCTTTCGTGCTTTTTTACAAGCGGAGCTACATCTTTAATGATTGTGTGTATTTCAATCAAAATGTCGCGATCTTTTTGCTCCATGCTACCAACCTAGTGTGAAATGCTGACAATCCTTGCGTTCGAAATTTCCGCCCCACTTAAATCCTGCATCCGTCCACGCCTTAACGAAATTATCGCTTAATTTAGATTCTGCGCCAAGAGGATTCTCCGCTGCATTTAAGTCTATAGCAAGGCCCCAGGAATGGGCGCTAAGCTCTCCAGGATGCCCTCTAACGTCTCGAATATTGAAACAACCGTCGAATGTATGCAACTCTGTGAATAATCCGCTACGGCGAAGATTCGTAATAGCTTTAAAGAACGGTCCAGCGAAATCCTTGTTGCAATAAATCTTATGAACTGGATCTCCTGTTGCGGAGTTAATCCAAGATTTAGGACAATCACTTGCGACCATAATTGTGACCATATAAGCATCTTCCATGCTCCAATGACCGTCAATTATTTGACCGTACTTAGCTATGGCTTCTTCTTGAGTCATTTATGCGCCCAACATATTTAACTTAACGGTATAAGTTCCTGCGCCGCCAGTTTTAGTCCACACCAATCGAATATACTGATAACAGATATCGAATTTTGGAATGATTATAGATGCCCCAGCAGCGGACGTTGCAGCAGCTCCAGCAATATCCACCCAAACAGTAGGAACAAATTGATTCGTGAAGCTTCCATTAGAAGAACCCAAATCGTTTGATGCTTGCATTTTTAATGTCCCCGCCGCTGCGACGTCTGTGAAGCTAGCGATGACACTACAGGAAAACATTTGCCCAACATATTCAGAAGCAAGATTTCCGCTTGCATTTGTTTGAGTATAAATCGCTACAGGACTACGCATATAAATTCCTTAGTTATTATTTGTCCATCCAGAAATTGGAACGCTAATGAAAAATTGAGTTAATGTATTATCCGCTAGTGTAGAGTTTGCGTTGATTGGCACGAACCTGCTACCGGCAACGAATTCTCTGCCCAAATAAATCAACGTAGTTGAGCTTGTAGTAGACGCTAGCATTACGCCGTCTTGGTTTGCGTTTCCGGTTTGCCACGTACCCACAACTTCGCTTTCTTGTGTGTTAGATGCTGCAATTAACATTTTTGCAGTGTCCATTGATAAAGCTGTTGGTATTGTAATTGTCGCAAGTGCAGCAGTTGTGGTCCCCGCCGTGAATGCTATTTTAATATCCATCGTATCGCCAACTCGACGCCAGAATGCAGCTACGTTTGTCGCGGTTCCGAAGCTTGCACTAAGCGTAGGACTAAAAGAAGTCCACTGAGTGGATGTAGTAGAAGACGCTCCACCGGCATTTTGCCATGTTGGGTCCGCCGCCGCACCGTTGGATGTAAGAACTTGTCCAGACGTACCGAGGCCAGTTACAACATAAGGAGCCGCACCCGCGCCGCCACCAAGAACAACAGCATGAGCCGATAATGCAGCAGAAGTATTCATTGTTGAAGCAGTGTCAAAATACGGTATACCGCCGCTTGTTCCGGCAGTAGAAATCGCCAGAGTGCCACTTGAGGTAACCGGAGAGCCAGCAACAGAGAATAAACTAGATGCAGGCACCGATAATGCAACGCTCGTTACACTGCCAGATCCCTTGCCATTGAAGGTAGACCAGTCAGCAGATGAAAGATACCCATTGTGCGTTGCATCTGCTACTTGCTGAGAAATAGATGCAGAAGAGACTAGTGCGCCAGAACCGCCAGTAATTGTGATTCCGTCAGTTCCCACATCGGTTAAGTTACCAGCAGCAACAGAAGAAATAACACCAGATCCGTTAAATGTGGCAAGACCGGCGCCGTATTTAGGCATATCCACAGTACCATCAATCGCAATGCCCATTCTCTTTGCTTGCGTTCCAGCGTTATTACCCCAAAACTCAAAGTGACCAGATCCACCAGCAGCGTGAAGATCGTGTACCGCTAAGATTCTTAGATCTACTACGTTTCCACCTTGAAAGTTTAAAGCGGAAAAGTTGCCATCGGTCATGTCATTGTTTGTAATTTGAGCTGCTGCCTGTTTTTGAATAGTAGAAAGTGTTGTTCCAGCTATACCGTTTACAACGTCCCATTGACACAATGGAGATGCTGGTCCAGTTCCAGTAAACGCTCCGGAAGACACAAGTGGATATGTGCTTTGTGACGGACGACAGAAGAACATGTCCCCGCCGTCACGAATTTCCATTTCTAAAATATCAGTAGAACTAGGAGACTCGAGAACCAAGCATTGAGCAAGTCCTGCTCCTTTTGATTTTATGTTCAGTGCCCCAGTATTTGTAACGGCTTGATTTATCGTTACACCACCAGTAGACTCAACAATACGCATAGATTCAGCGGAGTTAGTTTTAAATACTAAATCTATGGCGTCTGTTGTTCCTACGAAGTTTGTACCGGCAGTAGTTCCAGCATTACCAACTAAAAGCCATGCCGGAGTAGCTGTCGCAGGAGCGAATGTACCATCAGCTCTTAAGAAATTTGTAGTACCACCGCCAGATAATGGAACAAGTCCAGGATTGGTAGCGTCGAATAATTGAAGGGTTAAAGCCTGACCAGCAAGACTAGCCCCATTCGCGTTTGGAGCCACACCAACTGCGGTAAGTGTAACGTTACCAGTATTTGTTCCAGAAAGGTTAGAAGCAGAAATAGCACCAGTGAAGGTTTTAGCTCCAGCGAAAGTCTGAACGCCAGTATTCACCATCCCGGGGTGTGTGGCATCAGCGGATTGTGCGTAAAGTACGTTTGCTACAAGAGCAAGACCGTTGGCAGTAGCCGCCTGACCGTCGAATGCCCCTAGAGCAAGTGCGGTGCCTGTGGCAGCTATGGTAATTGTGTTACCGGCAGGTGTAAGCGTAATCCCTGCACCAGCAGCTAGAATTACAGCTCCGGATAATCCGTTTAATGTGGTTACACCACCTCCGCCTCCGCCTCCAGAACCACCAAAAAAGCCGTAAAAATCCATATTAAAAGACCTTTCCTACGAAGACTACTTGAAGTGTTCCAATGCCAGATGTGAAACTGTATTTCGTGCGTACTGCGTAAGCCCCGGATGCGCCTTCGATATATCCCTCGCCAGAGTTACCAGTTAGTGGAACGGAGTTAGCGGAAACACCGCCAGAAGAAATGGGAACGACAACCCATGTACCGGGGTTAATGACTACATTTCCGTTGATTGCATAATCGTTAGACACTTCGATTGAAATTGCACCCACAGGAACGGTGCCAACCCACGAATAAGCATAGCTAGCAATGGTCATTGATTGTAAAACTGTTGGAGCGGAAGTGATGTTCCCGGACATATCGCCGTTGACGATAACTGGATTGGGCCGAAGCGTGGTTCTAGAACTCATAGACAGGGTCTCCGCTATATGGCTTAGGGGTCTCCAAGCCTCATTTATAGTGTTATGCTGCTTTAAGCCTTGGTTTGACGTTCTTGGGCGGCTTGTTCGTTGGTACGGTACTGACCGGCCATTTTATCCATCTTTCCAGTGTTCTTTTTAGGCGCAGGTTGTTGCTGTTGGGCTCCAAGTTGAGCAAATACACCTTGAGAAGCCATTATGTTCATTGGGGCAAGAACGGAGTCCAGTGGTTGTCCAAGAAACAGGGACAAGGATTGGCGCATTTTATAAGGGATTGTCTCACCCTTAGATATGTGATCAGTCATTGAATGCATAACTTCTTGAGTCATTTTATTGTAAAAATCTGGGTATAAAGCTGTAACGGTAGAAATATCGCTAGCCTGCAACGTCCCGTCCTTTATGTGTTGCATTACCATTAAAGGTTGTTGGGCAATGGAAAGAGTCCTATTCCACTCTGATTTCTGTTGCTGAGTTATTGGAAGATCAGCATCAAGAGGGGATTGCTTTTGGTTACCAGGTCTTTCCTGATTGGCGAGGTTAACCGCGTTCATTGCCGTAGCAGCTAGTGCAGTTGCGTGGTCAGGGGCGTAATGACCAATATCTCCAGAAACATTGAGCATCTTATTTTGATTGGAGTGAAGGTCTTTTAACTGCTTATCTAGTTTATGTAATTCTTCTTCTTTAGGAATGAGCATTACCGGAAGCGCAGATCCGTTAAATATTCCCTTAGACGCCTTTGTAAGGTTTTTAACGCCATCTATAATCGAACCGCCGAATTTAATAGATTGCTTAAATGCAGAGGAATTTGCGGACTTCTCTAATATCGGCTGAAGCATTGCCCCGAATGCGGGCCCAAGAACCTCTCTTCCTACATACGCGCCGCCAAGGCCAGGAGATATTGCTGTACCAACGGCTATCCCTAAGGCGTTTCCGCCAGCCCTTGCGCCGAGTTTATCTGTCCACGCATCTGCTAACTTAGTGCCAAGAGTGGGCTTATTTAGGCTTTCTCTAATAGCGCCCATTCCTGGGATGTCAGGAGCTTGAATGCCGTTCTTTTCATAAATACTACTAATGGCTCCGTGGAACTGTTCCATTGCATCGGCATATTTGCCCATTATCTGCTGTCTTATTGAAGGGGAGGTTGCCTTTTCTCCCTCCTTTAAGTAACCGTCAAGGGCCTTTGCGTTCATTACTCTATCGTTTCCGACCTGAGCCATGAATTTTTGTTCAACTTGTTTTGCTGGCTTTATGGCAGCAACCCAGGCAGCATTAATCTCTTTTTGAATCCCAGCGGCGTCTTTACCCCAAATTTCAGGATTCTCTAATCCAAGCCTTATATCGTGACCTAAATTTTTAGTTATATTTAAGAAATCATAAGCTTCGCTATGTGCAGGAACGGCACCCTGACCAAATGCTCCTTTAGAAAAACCAGCAAGATCCCTTTTAAATTCATTCAATGCGTCGAAATGTTCTGCCGGTGTCGCATTAGCGTCCGAAGCTACTGACATAAAGTCATTTAGCTTATTTTGATATTTCTTAATTAGGCGATCTGGTACGCCTTCTTTTTTCATATCATTGATTGCTTCAAGCGCCTTATTTGTCGTTTCAAAAACAGAAGAGGCTATTTCTGGAGTCATGCTCTCTGGCAATACTTTTTGCAATGACTGAGATGTAAGGCCATCGGCTCCGCTTATCTCGTTACCAGTAGAGTGGAAGAAATCTAGGGAGTTCTTGATTTCACTTCCTATCGCTTCGGATTGAGAAACTCCGGAAGCACGCGCACCGATTCTATTTTTAAAATCGTTTAGTACTTGCGAATCACCAACTCCTTCAAGACCTTTAGAAACAAGGCCGCCAAGGCCAGATAAAACACCACCAGTTGCGCTACCCAATAATCCAGAAAGACCGATATCCGCTACAGCGCTTCCAATTGATTGATTTGGGTCTTGGGTAATGGCCTTAGTCATCTCATCGCTAGATTGAATCGCAGCCATTTCAGCGCCAGCCCTAATTGCCCCATTCGCTATTCTTGAACCAATTCCTGCGGCATCAACGCCAAGGTGCTCTACGGCTGCAGAGCCAATCTTTCCAGCAATGCCGGGTAGCGTTGCGGCCTCCATTACTCCCCTGGCCTCGGCGGACATTCCGCCGCTCAATAATGCCGGAGCAACAAATCCTGCCGCTTCAGTGAATCCATGTGTAAGCGGATTTGTTTCCGCTCTTTTTCTTATGTCTTTCGGATCAACGCCAAGACCAACCTCGGCGGCAGTAGCAAATAGACCGGCAGCGCCCTGTAATGCGCCCTCTATTCCGGTAATGACTTGCTGACCAGTAGTTCCATATTTTGCTTCATCTACTAATCCAGGCGTAGCGTATTTATATCCTTGTTGAAAAGCTTGTGGAGCGTCTTCTGCGGCTATGTCGCCTTGCTGTCCGTCTGGATTGATAACCGGAACGCGAGCTTCTTTGGGGAAGCTATAATTTCCGCTTGAAATGGCTGGTTCGACTTCCTCCGGGGCAATAGTACCAAGAACAGGCTTATCCTGGCTTATGTCGTATATATCGACTTGAGGAGATTGTGGTGCTTCGTCTGCCATTTTATTGCTTCGGTCTAAACGATTTAATTTGTCCGGAAGATTCTTGTTTCATCGGCCCTTGAGTTTGCGGCTGATTAATTAATCCCCATTTCGTAAGATAGGAGTAATTCTCATGCTGGCCAAATATATTATTAAGCGTGTCTTGCATTTGCTTTGCAGTGATTTTATTTGTTAAGAAGCTAGCAGTCAAATTGTGCATATCATCTTTAATAGACGCATAGCGAGCGCCAAGAGCCTTTGCTCCTTGTGCATCTATTTTTAGATTAAGGTTATCTATTTGCTGCCTTGACTGTATTGGATTTAAAACCCTATTTGCTAAGTTTTGTTCCTTATAAATCTGATTTGCAGCATCAAGAATGTTGTTCTTGGTACTTTCTGTATTCCTGTATTCGTCCAGTTGCTTCATCGTCTCTTTTGATTCTTCGGGACTCATAAACTTACTGATTTCAAGCTGACGAATGGTGTCTTCTGGGCGCGATTGCTGTCCTGGCTGACCGCCGGAACCTTGGCCAATTTGACTAGTAAGCATCGCACTTTGTTTGCGCAATTCGCCGCTAAGATTCAATGCGTTATTGATAGCATTCTGGCTTTTCATTGTGGCACCAAAAGATTCAATCTTGTGTGCAGTGGCGTCCAATAAGTTAGCTTTACTCATCTTTACAGCATCCATCTCGTTTCCGAACATTTGAAAATTATGCTGATAGATAGAATCTAAATTCTGATTATCTGTTTTCTGAGCCTCTACATCCTTGTCTATCTGCTGATGTAGGTAGTCCATTGCGGGATTAGATCCACCAACAAGCCCCTGACCAAATCCACCAAGGAAAAGCCCTATTGCTGTGGCTATTTTAGATCCAGTGCTTTTGTTGTGCCATAATCTATTTGGATCAATGTGGTTATTTGCAAGATCAGATTGAACTTTTCTTTGCTCATCTAAGGCTTGCGTGGCTTTATTCTGGATAATATCGCCCATGCCGCCAACTTGGCCATGTTCGAAATTAGAAAGATTTCCTAATGTATTGGCAATGTCTTTTTGACCCTGCTCTTCAACCCCTGCCGTTCCAGCAATACCAGCTTGTTGCTGACCAACTCCACCCATGTACTCTTGAGCGTATTTACTTACAAATCCAGGCCCTTGCTGTTGCTTGGTTGCAGCGGGGCCAGAATACTGCTGTGCTTCTTTTTTGCCTTCTTGAGAAACTGGAGGAGGCGCAGAGTTCATGGCTGGTTGAGCTACGCCATTAGATTGACCTTGATCGCCTAAATTATAAACACCAGCAGAATAGTTTTTAGGATCTTGGGCTGGATTTACTGGCGCTGATGCAGCTTGAGGAACTTCATCTTGTACCGTTGTGTCCACTGGTTCGGCGGGAGCATGGGAATTTGGGTCAGCAAATGAATCGGCGGAATCAGGAGATCGATCGCCCTCAAAAACACCGCCCTTATCGTAATGCGGAAGGTCTTCAAGACCCTTCTTCATATTCTTAGATAATCCCTTTTTGGCAATCTTTATCTCATGGCCGTTTTTATGCTTAAAAGTTGAATATTTTTCGTTGTCATCAACCTTTTTAAAGTCCTTTAGAAGGTGCTTCATTTCTTTTTGCCCTTTTTAGCTAAAGCGGCTTCAATGAATTTAGCGGCGTCTTCTGGTATACCAGCCTTACTGCGAGGAACAACAACGCTGCCGGGGCGCAGTTTATCTGGAACTATGTCATTTTTAAGTGAATCTCCCTTAACCTTGGCTTGACCCGGGACTACTTTAGCTTGACCCATAATTTGAGGGGCTTTAGATTTGTCTACGGCCACTTCTCTAGCTTGTTCTGGATCTAATGCAAGCTCTCCCGGACTCAATACGACGTTCACGGGACCTCCCTGGGCCATCTTTTTACCCCAAGAGCTAACTGGGCCGCCTTCGATTAATCCACCATGGGCCTGTTGAAGCGGGATAGAGCCAGCAGAAGCTCCCTTCGAGAGTCCACCGATAATGCCAGTTTGTTGTCCCATTATTCCCGTAGCTAAAGCAGTGTTCCCCTGATTTACACTTTGTTGAGATCCGACAGCGGCGGCATTAGCCTGACCTTGAGCCCCCAATAAATTAGCCTGTTCGGCAAGGTTTGCATTGGTATTTGCGCCCACTGCCCCGATTTGATTAGCGACCTGATTATTGGCCATATTCCCTGCGGCACCAAGAGCATTAAGGGATTGATTTGCCTGTAATGTAGCGGCTTGCCCTGCAGCTTGTTGTTGAGTTGCGGCGCCTTGTTGACCGGCTTGGCGAGCAATCATTCCTACGTTAGATCCCGCTCCGCGTTGTCCAGCCATTAGTGCGGCTTGATTTGCCACGTTTTGACCAGTGGCTTGATTGAGCATATTTTGGGCTGGATTGGGGCCAGTTCCATTAGCTACACCTTGAAGTTGACCATAAACCTGGTTTTGATTGCCGATACCATTTTGACCCTGCAATGCCTGTAAAAGTGCTTGTTGTTGCTGTAGGCTGCCTTGAGCGCCGGAATATGCCTGTCCGATTTGACCCGCGTTAGTTGGCTGAACTATGTTGGCCTGTTGTGGGGTTTGTGCACCAGATCCCTGAAATCCACCATTAAGACCAAGTAATCCGCCAATAGCTCCCATTACAGGTCCTTCCGAAAGATTATTCCATGCTGAATGGCTTCGAATATATTAAATCCATAAGCAAGGAGAACTTTAGCCGATGCAGTTGGATTATGTGCGGTAGTTGAAACTGTACCAGTTAGATATTTGCAACCAGAAGCCCTTGCAATATCTGCAATATCGTTGGCAATAGTAGATGCGAATTTGGTATTTCTAAAGTCCGGCTCAACCCAAATGTCTTTAATGTAACACTCATCGCCGTTTATAAGATAAGAGGCAAACCCCTCTGGGGCTATGATAGAATCAACGCCTTCGCGTTCCTTAAGATATGCCGCCAATTTGTGCATAATTCTCCATAGAGCGCGTTAAGCTGCCTCTATGAGTAGACTTTTGCTGCTTACCCTACGGAATTTGCCGCGGATATTGTATTCCAGCCGGATTTTATACCAACAACAAGGTTTAATCCCGATATGGTAAGCCCCTGCCCCGCTGGAACATTGAACGAAGCATCATAGATTTCATTGATGCTTATTTGAAATGCCAGACAACGCTGTCTTTGAAGGAAAATACGCCATTGTTCTAAATCTCCAGGTCCACCATAAGGAGAACCAGCACCATAAGGAGAATCCCCGCCATAGTTAGGGGAGAAGTTATCTGGTCCTATTAAATCAGTCTGACTAGGAGAAGAATTATAATCATATGCTACAGAAACCTGTAATTTATGGGGTGTAAAGTATTGCCCAAGTATGTAAAAGAAGTACGAACGAATGTATCCCTGCAAGCCCGCAGGATTGATCCAACCAGTAGTCAAACCAATAAGGACAGGACTAGATCCATCAATATACTTCCCAGGCGTCTCCTGGTAAGTCTTTCCAAAAGAATTAATGTAAGTGTGTAGACCTTGGTAGATACAACTCGACACAGCAGGAACATTTACAAATGTACCCCACTGATTGAAGTAGTAGTCATACATTAAGGTTACGCCATTAGATAAAGTTAATCTAGCTTGGTTTGTCGCCGGTATGTTTACTGCGGAGCTTACTTTAAAGGAATTGAAATCCTCTACAGGAGCACCGATATAACTAGTAGACAGGTCGCGACCCAAAAGCCATATCCCTTTATCAGATTGAAAAAGCAACCCGCTAGGTATAAAAGCAACAGAATTCTGGTTGGCACACCCAACAGTACTAGTAATAAAAATAGGATCACTGAAATCATTGTTGGCCCCCGTGTTGTCTGGTCCGGTGCCGGTTATATAGTAGATTGCGTCATTTTTGAAGATAATTAATTTATCATCCAAAGCCGATAAAGCCGTTATAGGACCAGTATTAAAGGCAGCTGAGGTCGTTGGTGCGACGTATATGGTGAATAGGTCGCTCATCTCTACTGGGGTGTTCTCAATTACTTGTTTGGAGAACCACAACAGGTTTCTATCTTCTGAGTCTACAAGGAACAATCTTGATTTATAGAGGGTCATAGCGCTTGTCGCTGGGGGACCGATGTTTTCCACAACACCACCAGTAGTATATAGGATATTATTCCCAGCTATAGAAGAATCTGCCACTGAATCAACATAAGTTATATAGTCGATAGTTGGGTCATTTAATATCGGGGAAGTAATTGATGTAATTTGATAGTAAATTGGTTGCGCTGTTGACCACCTATAAATAGAGATTTTAGCGGGATTTGCAATCTTAGATGTAACCCTTAACGTGGGCACAAATATGTCATATCTGGCGTTTCCATGGGTATTATTCGCATTCACTGGAATTGAAGGTGCGCTTCTAAATACATTTCCTTGATTGTCTGACCACTCATAAACCGCTACATAATAATACTGCTGCGCAGACATGCCTCCTGCTTGATCAAGGAAAGCGGCCTCTACAGAATCAGGCCACAAATGGAAACCTTGCTCTGTAAGAGAATACCCGTCATACGCCCAAAGATATCCGCCACTAAGGTTAAGGTTTCCGCCAATTTCAGAGGTGTTTAATCCTACCGTGGTTAAATCAAATGAGGCTAGATTTATGCCTGTCTGACTATATACAGGGGCGGTATTTGTAGCTCCCTGAGTTTTATTAGTAGCCTCAATCAAATCCTTAACTAAATACGCTGAACTAGCCGTTGTTCCATTAAGAGAAATTCCGGGTAGTCCAAGCGTTAAATATCCGCCACCATTTGAGTAGGCCAATTTAGCTATTACAACAGGATACGCGGAAGTACTAAGTGATCCATTGATAACAAAATAAGAAGGCTGATATGCTGAACTGTACGCACCAAGAACATAGATAGCACTACCAATAATGAATGATTTAGACCCTAGCCCAAGAGACCTAATTACAATATATGCCGCTCCCAGAACTCCGGCTTGAGTTACAGTCCTCGCTTTAATGTAATTAGTAGGAATGGCTCCGTCATAACCATAAGCGTTTTGCACTTCATAAAACACTGTACATACACCACTTTGTGCAGACGCGGTTATATTAAGTACCGTTTCAGCGGCAATTATTTGAGTATTGGCTAGAACTACTCCAAGAGTTGTATTGACTGCGAAAACATAACCAGTGCTTGTCCCTGAATTGTAATAGGAAACATAAATTATAGAATTTTGAATATCAGCGCAAACGCTTAATATCGTGGCAGAATGACCCGTTACAACTATTGTATTGTACTGGGTCAGCGTAGCGTCGATCCTGGTCATGCGTATCGCGCCACCACCATCAGACCCATTCCATGCTACATAAAGCTCTCCGTTTACTACGAATCCATCAAACGCCACAGTCGAAGCGGGAGTATAAGAGCTTGATATCGTCGAGGGAGATGTCACAGAAAGGTTAAATAAACTTATTGCTATAAAGTTTAACGAAGTTCCATTCGTGTATACGATTACAAAGAAGTTGCCCAATACGAACACTCTTGGACTTCCGGTGGCAGTTAAAACAGTGGGCGCTATGATATTCTGCCCTGTAACAGAATCAGCTACAGCATACTTGTACTGCGGCGAAATGGTTCCGCCTACATCCGTGTATACAGTGCATACAAGGCTGTTTGAACTTACAGCCGCATCACATTGAGACTGATTTAGGTTCGAGCGGATAAGTGGAAGAGTCTCTAAATCAACTGGCTGAATATTGCCCTTGGTAACCCAACGATTTGACCCTGCAGCTAGAGCCTTTAAATTAGTGCCTATAGCAGTCAAGTCACCATTGAATGTTGTCAAATACTTTGAACTAGTATCTGGAAGGTCTGGTAGATAGCCGTACCCATTTCTCTTCTGTAATAGTCCAGACTTATCAAAAACTGTATTTTGAAGAATAGAATACTTACCAATAGCAATTTGCTTAGGATCAGACTTCTGATCTAACCCCTGACCCATGGAAATTGGTATATTCTGCTTTCTGATCATTTAAAGCTCGTAGGCTATTAACTTAGCGTAATTAACCGATGCCGAGCTACCGGCTGAATCGGCATATGCTTTAATGCTATATGTGTATGTTCCTGCAGCTGGCACGTCTATTGTGAATACAGAACCAACTGGCACAAAAGATCCAGATACCGCAGGAGTACCAAATGCCTGTCCTGTCGCTACTGTAGGAAGGCCTATGATGCTTGCCCCATTAAGTATCTGTAATGTTGCTGCGATTACTTTAGGAGAAGAAAGATTTCCACATCCAAAATAAGATTGGTTGTTTGTTCCATCTGGAATCAACCCAATCCAAACCGGCCTACCGCTTGTTGTAATTGTAACAGATAGGTTTGTTACAACTGTAGGAGTAACTCCAGAAACAGAGAATGCTCCAGAGCTTGCGCTTATCTGTTGCCCCAAGGCAGCAAGCATCGGCTTTGTTACGCCTCCTGCCTTAATAGAAAGTACTGTTCCGGAATTCTGAAGAGAAGCGTTGTCTACATTAAGTCCGGCTACAATGTTTCCCGATGTGTCCATTGTTAGAATATTCGTAACGCCTGGAAGCGCGGGGAGAACAATAGAGTAATCAGAAGCCATTGCGGCTGGGGCCTGAAGAGTAAGACTATGAGAGCTTACGGTTTGGTTTCTTAAAATAATAGAGGCTGCATCAAGATTTGCCGGTGTATTTGTGGCAGATTGAAATTGAAACGTTCCAGGACCAGAAAGATACGCAGCGGATGCAGTACCAGAAGGAAGTCCAGTAATAGAACCGGCTGTACCGGCTATTGATCCGCCGTTGGTTAATCTAACCTGGCTTCCAGAACCATTAATATAAAATAGATCTCCGGCGTTATTTACATAAATTGCATTTAAGTCAGAAGCACCGTTTACCGTTCCGGGGCTTAGTCTTGCAGAGCGAAGTCCTGTGGCATTATTAACCAGGAAATTAAGATCTGAACTGATATTCAATCCAGCAGGGGTAATCTGTACGCCCTTACCAGGAGAATGGTCGTGGGAATCAATTCCACCGCCGATAACAGACCCAAAGCAATTATTAATATCTGATGCCCACGCTGGTCCAGGCTCAACGCCTACAATGGGGACATTTAAATTCATGTTTGGAGTTAAATAAGTGCTCATCAGAATACCCCTAGTTTGATCATGACAGCAGCAGAGCTGTTAAGTGTAAGCGTTAGTTTATTGAGAGGAGCAGAGCGATAAATGGTCGCGGGTCCGTCAATATCTAAAATGCTCCATCCTTGCATAACCTGACCCAATAAATGATTAATGACATTATTCCCTATAGCAAGTTGAACATTTGGAATGACATTCATTTGATTGGTGGGACGAGCAAGAAACGGATCAATCTCTGACGCCCAAGATGTTTGGAGCATTGAAAGGCTTCTGTCTACGTTATTGAATTTGGTAAGCATCACCATCCCGCTGAAGATCCGCCGCCGGCGAAACCATTTCCGCCATATGTAGAGTCTTGTCTGGTAGCGGATATTGTATCTGGCATTGCATTGTCTCTGTTAGTTGCAGACTGCTCTATACGCGCTTTAAGGAATAGAATCTCCTGATCAAGCTTAGTGGTGTCTGTGCCCTCTTCTTTGTCTAGAGCGTACTTTGCGGCTCTTACAATCGGGTACCTAAGCCACCCAGAATATCCAAGCGTAGTTAGATCAGTGTCCTTAAGCAAAGCAGGGAGTTTGGGTGAGTACCACATTCTAATCTGTTGATTGCCCGCTGGAGTCGGGATGATATTGACGAAATTGCCCATAAGGCGATAACGCATATTATAAACACCATAAATGGTAGAGGTGCTGTTCGGATAAACATATTTATTGCGCTCAATGAAATCGAATTTTAGTAGTGTAACCCACGCATTATTCGAAGTGTTGATTCCAAGATCCATCCCCGCAAGTTTGTAAAAGGCAAGTGCTGGAGCACCAGATAATCCACCGTAACTACCGCCCAAATAATTGGTAACGCCATCAGGAATAGCGTAGTTCTGAGTGGTTCCGTTGGTATTAATGAACACAAACGAGCTCGCGAATAGATCTTCATAGACTGTAATTAGTAAATCATAAAGCTCGTACATCGCAAGCCTTAAAAAGGAATTCCATTCCGATTGGATTACAAACTGAGAGTTTACCCTGTCTGCTGTTTCTTGAGCCCTTAAGCGCATCTCAAAAAGAGACATTTCTGACGGGGGTGCCGCTACAATCTGCGCTATATTTCCATAAGCACTAGTCCCAGATCCGTTCTGTGCGGCTATCTGGTAGTAGTACATAATCCCAATTCCAGGCAATGGATCTACATACTGATTTACAATACCAACTAGAATTAGATTTGAAAAGTTAACCCCATCAGTAGAGCGCTGAATCTGATAATTCAACGCACCTACCGAGGGAGTCCAAGACAATAGTATGTTTCCGTCCGATTGCTCGGCGGCTAGATTAGTTGGGACTGCTGGTATAGCCATTACGCACCAACCAATCTTAATCTAACTTTATTTAAATAAATTATGGCCCTTTTTGAGAACTTTTCATCCTCAACTGCTGCTAGCCTTGTGTTGCATTTGGTACAGAGTAGGCCTCTAATCTCCCCAGTAGCATGGTTATGGTCGACCTGAAGAACCCTAGACAGCTCACTGCTGTGTCTTTCGCATATCGCGCAGCAACCATTTTGTGAAGAATACATAGAATCCCACTCTTTTTTATCTATTCCATGAGTATATTTAAGTCTTCTATTAAACGCCTCGGCTGGATGATTTCTTTCATACTCTGCATTTTTAGCCTGTTTTATTGCCAACTTTTCTGGATTTTTATCTCTCCATTCTTTGGCAGTAATTCTATGGCACGGCTTGCAGCGTGGAGTAAGCCCCATTCTAGCTCCTGGGTGTTTCCAGAATTCAGTTAGGGGCTTATTCTCAAGACATCTTGTGCATGATTTTGTAATCATGCTATGCATCAAAGGCCGTCTATGCTAACGCTAGATCCGTCAAAGATCATTTGCATTCCGCATACAGAACCGTCTTTGGGTGCTTGTAGAACACCGTTAGACAAGAACTGAACAAGAAGCCATGCGCCGTTATTTTTAGCGATGTTGGAGTTGCTAATCGAAAGATTAGGATCACCAATAACTTCTAGAGAGTTAATTCCGGAAACGATTGGAGCCTGAACTGCGCCAGATCCGCCCAATGCTTGAGAAGCTTTAGCAATGAAGCTCTGACCAACTGCTGGAACCAATCCAGGAGGGAGACCAGCAGACTGCCATTGAGCTAATGTGGTCGTACCAAGAGAGACGATCACATAAGCCTGTCCAAGAACTACGCTCGTTACAGATACACCGTTAAGCGGAGATACGAAACCAGAGAAACCGCCAATGTATTTGTTGAAGTTATTGTTTAATTGAATCCAAGCATAACCTGGAAGAGGATTTGGGTTTCCACCAAGAGGAGCTCCAGCGAAAGGCTGAGCAAGAACAGCGTTTGCAGCACTCAATGTCACCGCGCCAGTAAGAGCGATCAAACTACCGTCTATTGTTCCAACCTGTGTAGCCGTAATGCTAGATTGTGCAATTACGTTACCCTTAAACACAGAACCAGCAGAAGATGCTGCGCTGTTGATCGTTGCGCTAGATCCTACTGCCCAATATACGTTTGAAGCTAATGCACCACCAGCGAGGGTGATTACGAAGTTACCACCGGCTCCAACGCCCGTTGTAAGGGTTGTAGCGGTTTGGAATACGAAAATATCAGTAGCCGTACCAGTAAGTGTAAGCGTAAGACCGCCAGTACCAGTGAAAGTACCGCCAGCAGAGCTATAAACACCAGCCGTCAAACTCTGACCGCCTAATTCCGTAGCGATAACAGAAGATGCGCGAGAGTGAAGATCGTTGTAAGAAACTAGAGCAGCCGCTTGAGCTTGGGCCGCAAGAACATCAGTAATATGCTCAGTACCGCTAAAGGTACCAGGAGGAAAACCAGTGATGGCCACACCAGGGCTAACGCCAAGGTTACCAGTAAGTACGCTGTTACCGGTGTTGGTTACAGCGGAAGCGCCTAAGATTGCGAATGCACGAGCTGCGCCCATTGCGGGACTTCCAGCAGGAGCTGCGGAGGTATTCATGAATACGTTAGCAACATATCCGTTGCTCTTAAGAGAGCGAATGCCTAAACCGTTACCATTTTGCGAATCTACAACGAAGTTACAGTTAACTTCTTGGGGTAGACAAATGTTAGTGTAGAGGGATTTACCGTTTAGACCAAAACCACGTGGCTGACTCATAGGCTGTTTCCTTATATGACTAGGGATTTCTCTCTGGGTAGCCCTAGACCACTTGCCCAGCAGTATGCACTTACGTGCTTCATATGTAGGAAAGTGCTGCTTAGAAATGAAAAGGGCCCCTTTCGGAGCCCTGATTTTGTTGTTCTTTCGAGCTATTAAGCGCTAAGAGCGATTTGCATATTGTAGCCCGGTGCGCTACAAATAAGATTGCCGTAGTCACTTTTGTTACTCACCTTTCGGCGGGAAGAACCTCTTCGGATTCTTCTCTTGGGTTTCTTTTGTTATACCCAAGGTCAGACTATCGCATCCCTTTTTATCGGGTTTTCTCACTTAGTCGTTCACGGTGCTTTCGCTTCCGCCCTGTCACCTACTTCTAGGCTTCCAAGTCAATCAGAGAAAATTTTAATTGCCCTTACGCTGCTACTTGTAAGTAGCTGTTTTTTAAGGCAATACGTACTTCGAGCGCGTCCGCGTTTCCAACCCGCAAACCCTCTAGGCCTTCCATCCCATATGTCAAAATGTGAGGAGCTTTACCAAGAGTACGGAGTTTAAGCGTCTCCTCGGTAGTTGCCCATGCAGTTTGAGCTTGGCAAGAACGATCTGCCAATACTGGGATCTTTCCATAAGCACTATGGAAGTGGATAGCTTCGAAAGCTACTTCTACTTCATCATGCTCAAGCTGAACATACTGAACTTTCGCGCCAAGCTCGTTAATCAACGTGCTGTAGCTTACGAAGTCAATCGTGATCAGGTCAAACGATGCGCCTTCACGGTTACCGAAAGCAAGGGCGTTTGTAATGCCTTCGCTAATGGACTGTGCAGATGCATTGTATCGTAGACCGCCCAAACGAGTTGGATCAGCAGAACGATTTACACCCCAGAAATTGTCCGTGTTGATTGGGTCAACTGCTGGAATCCATGCAGCCAAACCAGACAAACCGAGCAATCCAGCGATCGTGGAAGCACCGGCAGAACCGATGTCGCCAAGAACCTGTAGGAAGTCACCAGCTACGAACGAAGCGCCCGAGCCTTGAACTACCGTACCTACGAGAGTGCCGTTACCACGGTTTACCGAGGTCAATTGAATTGCGTCAATTACACCACCGATAAGAAGGGCTGCGCCGCCGTCCGTTGCACTATTTTGAAGCGTCATTCCTACTTCAAATTGTACTACGTTTTGCGCATTGCTTAGTACGATAGTCACTACACCTGCAGCTAGAACTGCGCTACCGATGACACCGCGTGAAGCTGTACCACCGAAGAACAATTCAAACGCCATGTTGTTCGACAAGTTGCGAAACCCGTTGTCAAGGGTACGGCTTGCTTCATCAACGAAGGCGCCAGCATTACTTTTTGTTTGCTCCATGCAGAGCTGTTATCGTTAGGCTTTTTATCCTAACTTCTTGTTCTTGAAATAAAATCAATCGCTCTTTTCATTATTTCTGGGCTATCCAGAAAGAAACCTAGAGCCGAATTGCATTTGCTACAAAGCAATCCTCGATTTTCTCCAGTGATATGATTGTGATCGACATATAGCTTACCGCGGATAGCTTTAGACTCATGGATTTTGCAGATTCCACAACTATAATTTTGCTCTTTTCTAAGCTCGTCATAGCGCTCAACTGACATTCCATAAAGCTGCTTGAGAGAGTTTTTTCTGTTCTTCTCTCTTCTGGCTCCGCCATCGGTTTGATAATTTCTGCGCCTTCTTGTGTTTATTTTTACCCTTGAATCGGCGTTTTTAAAATATTCGCTTCTTCTCTTTCGGCAACAATAAACGCAATCAGTTCTTCGCTTCTTTATCCCACCTTTGTAGTAGGCTCCGTTTAGATGATACTCTGTATCTGCATTTCTCATCTCTTCACACTTCACACACTTTTTGAACAAGTTCGGCATATCTCATCACCCTTTTATTGTTAGGGTGCCAACCACTCTTGGCACTATTTTAGTCTGTTCCATGTATTGTAACAAATATAAGGAAAAGTTTCAAGTGCTATGCTCTACACTGGTATAGTCTTTTTAATTCCCATACTTAGCACGGTATTGGCGTCTCAGCGTCCACCGTTTTTGGTTAGTTATTCAATGGCGCTTACGCGGCCAAGGTCCCCATGAAGTTAAGGAGGTTAGTAATGGTAACAAGTTGGTAATCCTGTACCGCATACACGAAGTACGAAACTACATCAGAAGCAGTTTGCTGATTCTGAGCATTTGCGAACACGTGTGCGCGACCTTGAGGATTGCCGTATTCCAGAGGAACCGGAATATATTTACCAGCAAAGCCATCAGGACTTTCGTTCTTATGGACCATTGCTAGACGTGGGTTCTTAGAATACACGATATTTTTCATGTAATCTTTGTCATCAGTCGTCAACTCTTTCAAAGCTGCGATCTGATTACTACTGTTTGCATATACGGGCGAAATTGCCATACATTACTACTTTCTTAATGTGCCAGCGAAAGCGGCTAAAGCTCTAGCCTTGGGAGACATAGAACTCGTAACCGTATCTCTAGCGGTTAATGTTCTCATTTGTTTTTGCTGTGGCTGCAACTGTTGGACAGGAGGCGGAGTCAAGCGACCCTGAACCTTCTTATATGATGCAAGCTTAAGGCTGTCTTCGATCAACGCATCTTCAACCAATTGAAGCGCTTCAGACACATCAAGGATTTCTCCTTGTTCTTTATAGGTGCGCTTAATCAGCTCTCTTACTGCTGGGAGGCTTTTAGTTTCCCGCACTAATTCAAAAGCATCGCCTTCCTTAGACAGACGTTCCGCTTCCTTGCTCATTTCATTCAATGCGGCTTCTTCCTGTTGAACTTCCCTATCTACAAATTTCTTATCTACACCCTCTTCGAGAGCTTTGATTTGAGCTTTGAGTGCCTGGAGTTCGTGGTTATTTCCGCTTTGATCTGAAAGGATTGCTTCTGTAAGTTGATCGTAAGTGACGCCGTGTTCTTGCAACACGCTCAATGGTTGGGATTTCAATCTGGCTATTAAATCTTCGCCTCCCGTCTTGGGCTGCGCTTCACTCAAAGCCTTCTCTCTATCCGCTAACTCCCTCTCTTTAACTTGGAGGGCCCGCTTTTGCTTTGCAATGGCGGCAAACTGAGGGCTAAGCGGCTGTGTGGCTTCTACAGTCGCTGGCTCTACAGGTAGAGGATTGCTGCTTTGCTCCTCAACTGGCTCAGAAACGCTAGTAGACTGCTGTGTTTGCATCTTAATCTTACGTATATCGGGACGGGGTTGAGCTACTTCGGATGGTTTTTCTTCTTCTCTTACTACTTCTCCGCGTGCGATGGCTCTTGCGCGTTCCATCTTCATTGAACTTGTGCCGCTAGTAGACTCTGCTGCGCCTAAGACCTGACCTGTGGACGCTATTGGGGTGATTTTCATGGGGACTATCCTTCTGCCTATAACTTAGGCGTTGGGGTTTATGTTATGCCGCTTGTTGTGGCTGCGCGGCGGGACTATTGGGAACTAGTGGAGATGTTGGAGGGGCCTCTGGGTTGGCTTGTGGTTGAGGCATGGGAGGCGGCATGGCTGCTTGGATCAATGTTTGGCATTGTTTGAAGAAGTTCCTAAGTAAATCAGCTTTCTTCTCTTCCAAGTTGGCAGCAAGGTACAAGTTAATGTACTGAACAGTTAACTGTGTAGCCAATTGAAGGTCAATAAACGGATCTGGTGGTTCGTATTTACCTTTCTCGACAATATCATCAAGGATTTTAAAGATTCTCTCTTCAGAAGCGTTATCAAGACGCTCATTTTGTTCTAAATCAGGGAAGTGCATCAAGCGACGTCCCTCTTTAATGGTAAGCATTCCAGCCTGAACTTGCTCTGTAACTGTTTGAATGCGACCGGCTGGAGTCCTAGGAAGGGAGCTTTCCGAGAAGCACTGGATAACAAAAGGATCTTTCAAGAACTTCATTGCGGGAAGGTCAATTTCCTTCGTTCCATCCTTATTAGGGTAAACAGTTTGGTACTTACCATCTCGTTCAGCAATATCCATGGCGCAGTCAGCAATGAGATATGCGAGGTCAACGAAGACGTTTGAATACTTTTTAGATACCGTTGCCATTCGATCTGTGGAAATATCATCAAAGGAACGTATTGAAGCTCCGGAGTTTAATCCCTCTGGCTTCTGGGAGGACGCTTGCATCATAGAGACACCGCATTGTTGGAACCCATACTGTATGAGCTTATCTCTTTCGGCGTAGAGCTCGGGAGCGTTACAGGGAGCGACCTCGTAGCTGGGCTTTACTCCAGTATAAGTACACATGACGCCGAGTTGATTATTGATCGCTGTCTTACTGACTTTACTGCCTTGCTCAATAAACACACGTGGGACGCCAACAAGCGTGATGGCTTGCGCAATTGTGTACAGAATGCGATTCAGCGTAAGCTGGGTTCCAAATAGTTGGGTCGCGAGACCCTGGCCGAAGAACCCTAAATAGGGATCGGAGTAATTCATGAAGACGAATGGGAATTTTGGCTTGTGCCATTCCTCGTCGAATATAATGCCGTTAACTGTAGCAATCGTATGACGTCCAGCTTGATAGCCAGGAGCTTCTTTGTCTGGACCGCTAGGTAACTTCCATCCCTCTACGACCATAACTTGATCAGAAACCGTTCTACCCGAATCAGGAGTATTGTCTGGATAGCTATTAGGAGTGCCTTCAATTACTTTAGCTGCCTTTTTAGGGCTATTAGCAAGTAACTTATCCCGATCCATTAACTTCAATTGATAAAGCTGTTGCGGGTCGCCATTGATAGAATCATTGTCATCTACATAAAGGTGCGTTTTCATCACTCGATCAACAGAAACCTTACCGTCTTCGCCTTCATAAACCTTTAAACATCCAGTCCCCATAACAATAGCGTCACGAAGCATCTTAATTGCCTTATCGTATGCTTTTGTTTGATAGAACTCGCCTAGAATGAATTGATTGAGTCTTTGGGCTAAGTGACGTTGTTTGTAATCAGCCCCATCAGTTAAGAATTTGGGCTCGGGCCTATCCTGCCCAATGCGAGACACTAGGGTATCCGTACAAGCCTGAATGAGATTGAACGTAGGGCGGTCTTCAGGAAGAGTGCGAGTCCTGTTCATGTTGGAAACATTGCTTCCAGCATAGCTATAAACGCTTAATCCGCAGTATAAGCGTACATTGGCGGCGTCTTGTCGTGTTGCATATGTTTGATTTGTCTTTAAGTATGCAGCAGTGCCACAGAGTTCAGCAGCACGTTTCTCATCGGACTTCTCTAACCACCACTCAGCTAAAGCCCCTTTTCCGGATAAGTCAGCCTTAGGTTTTGTCTGCATTACTATTTTAGTTATTGGGTCTTTGGGCTTCTTTATTTTCATAAAGCCACCAATTTAATTTCTTTATTTTTAGAAATATATGACGCCGCCTTCATTAAGGAATCTTCGGAGTCCATAAATAGGCCAAGGCCTCTATTGCAATTTCCGCATAGAAGTCCGCGCACAAAGCCCGTATCGTGGTCATGATCGACGGACAACGAAATACTAAACTCTGATTGGTGCTTTTGACATACTGCGCAGCATCCGTCTTGTCTAGCGTATAGCGTATTGTAATTTTCTCTGGCCTGTTTTGGGCTACAATCTGGCCAAAAGTCTTTAAGCTCCCTATCTCGCTTATAGTCTCTGGTTGACTGTAGAGAATTATAGGTTTTATTATATTCTCTTTGGTATTTTCTTTGGCATTCTCTGCAAATGCCTTGTAGACCGTCGCTACTTCTAGCGTCTGACCTGAACTCGCCAACTTCATTGCATGAGTTACAAATCTTCACTGCTCAGCCCTATCTTGAAGAGGGTCAACCGAATAGAACAGTAGTTGCTCATCTGTAAGCCCATGAGGATTCACGGCGTCTTCTGGTACCGATTCTTGATTAGACTGAGGAAGCTCACCAAACTTAATATCGAACGTCCCGAACTTTATGTCAGTAACGCCTTGATCGCGGCATAGCCGTAGAATCGCTTTAAGTTCTTTAAGATTTGGTAGGTCCATTAACGCATTCAACCTTTATGATAAACTTGTCCCAATCAGTCTCAACTGTAATTTCTCCCGTCTGCCTATTTACGGATCTAACCTCTAGCTTTTGCCCAACCTCATAGTTTTTGCTTTCGCTCGGGCAATCCATTGTTAGCTTTAACAAATCCATTAAGCGGGTCTCGGAAGCTTATCTTTCTTTTCCCATGAGCGCATGATGCGAGAAACTATGTCTTGACGGTCGGCCATCTCAGCTTCGTTGCCCTTCATGTTAGAATCTTCTGGCTGCTCTGCACTCTGAGTGTCATCAAGAACCACATCATCAAACTGATTAGGCTCTTCATCTGCCTCGTCACCGTTACCAGTGTCATTAGCAACCATTCCGCCTTCGGAATACTTCTTAGCCATGATGCGATCAACTAAACCACCATGAGCATAACCGGGGCCCATAAGTGTACTTTCGCCAGATGGAAGCTTCTCGTACTTCTTTAGGTCGGCAGACACATCACTAGGCATCTTTGCAGATTGCATCTCTGGATGCTCTTCCTCGAAACCTGCGTAATTCTCGGCAGCATTAGGCGCTTCATTCTCTACTTCGCCACCTTCGGACATCTTGCCGCCGTCGCAAGCCTTCTTCTGACGCTTCTTCATTGCGTAAGCCATTCCAAAGCTCATATTAAACTCCTTGGCTGATAGCGATTGTGGCTTTAACTGTATTGAGAGAAGCAAGATCCCCTGCGGTAACAGAAGACATCTCGAACTTAATCACATCATTGAGCGCTGCGAGTAGCTCCATCTTGCCGCCAGAGGCTCCGGGCAAGCTAGAATACAAAGTAACGGGTCCAGTTTGGTTAGTAATCGTTACGATCAATCCAGACTGCCCACCGCCTTGAGAGAGACTAGGAAGACTGATCTTCCAGTCAATCATATAGATCCCAGCATTGGGGCAAGAGAAAGAGTAAGACATTGCACCTGCAGCTCCAGGAGCACAAGACTGATAAGGACCTACAAGCTCTACGTTCTGACTAAATGGTGCTGACATTATAACCCCTGTTGAATGTACACTGTCGATTTAACAGTGTTTAGTTGATTGTCTAGCGCTGGAGCGCCTACCTGACTCGAAGAGATAATTACTGAGATTGCGTCCGTTGCCACAGCGCTAAAGCCAAACTTAAACTGCTGAGCAATCTGAGCAACGCCCAGGGTCGGGGAAGTGTAGATCGTAGCGCC